CCGCTGGAGACACCGCTGTTGAACTTTACCGTCAGCGATTCCCCATCGGCCAACGTTAGCGCACTGCCGTAGTCCCAATATCCCACCAGCGGTTTGTTCGGGCTGGTTTGCGTGGCGTTATACAGCACGACATACCGGAACGGCCCAATGCTGCCGCCGCTGGCCGTAATGGTCACGTTGGTGCCCGTCACGGTCACGGTGCCTGACGTATTGCTGCCGCTATTGGACGTGCTTACGCCGCCCGACGCATACCCGTTGCCCGAGCCAATCTCGGTAATGTCGCCCAGCACGGTGTTGGCGCTCACGCTCGGCGCGGTATTGGTCAACGCGACATTGAGCGTGTTGGCCGTGGACCCCGCACTGCCCACCACGTCATGGAACCCGGACGACAGGTCACCAGCAAACGTGTTGTATTTGACAAAAGTGGCCATGTCCCGTCTCCGTTACACCGAATACAGCGCAATCATGGCAGACGCCGTGGTTGACGTGCTATTGACGCGAATGCACTTGATGGGCAGCAGTTGCGCCGCACTGGTCGTAAACAACGCCGTGGACCCATCTTCAAACACCGCCACCACGTTGCCCGGTGCGCCGATGTAGATGGCATCTGCCGCCAACGGCTTGGTTACCGGATTGGCCGAATACGTACTGCCGTCAAAGTTGACCGTATCGCTCTTGGTAATGGCGATGGCCCGGTTGTAGACCGTGGATACCTGTGCAGCCATACGGCTCTCCTCTTACGCCTGGAACGTCGCCGTGGCCCGCGCACGCCTTTTGGGCGCAGGCACATCCGGCACATGGTCGTTGGTCGCCGCATCCGCCGCCGCCGCTTCGCGCTGCGCGGATTCGCTCAGTCGCTGGTCGGCATAATGGCGTTCTGCTGCCGCATCGGCAATGGCCCGCTGATGCCGTTCTGCATAGGCCAACGCCTCGGCGGGCGTGGGCCGCCATCCATTGTCCAGATGCCGACGCATTTCTGCATCGTCCCGCACAATGAGGTAGCAGCGACGACTCCAGTTTTCATCAAACGGGTCCGATACCGCCCACTGCCCGTTGTCCCGCTGATGGGCCTTGTAGAGCATCGCCGGAAACGGTTGGAACGTGTCGGGCTTCATGCCGCCTTGGCTTTGCGGCGTATCCCACTTGACGAATTCCTTGTCGTAGGCCGACTCTCCAGTTCTGACGACACCCATGTCGATCCCCTTGTCTGACAGAAAAGGAGCGCACCCGCCCTATTGCGGATGCACTCCTTCGTTGTGTGATTAGGCCCAGGCCGGCGATCCGACCATTGCCGTCGCGCCCGTGGGGCCGACCGACACCCAGTAGCCGTTGCAGGCCACGAGCAGGGACGACATCGCCAGCGTGGCCGAGAACGTGCCCACGTCGTACGACGCGCCGCCGTTGCCCAGACCGCCAGAGCAGGTCACCGTGTGCGCGGCCTTGCCGTTCGCCACGATGTGCAGGTACATGCCGTCCTGATCCTTGGTCGGGTTGGCCAGCGTCATCGCCAGCGCCGAGGTGCCGTTGATGACCGCAATGTTCCACTGCGCCGTGCCAAAGCTAATCGCGCCCGCCGCCGAATAGCTGGTCAGCGCCGTGGTCATCACGTTCGGCTGGGTAGTCACCGCTTGCGGAGCCGGTTGCGCGAAGTCAGACGGCAGTCCCGTCGTCACGTTGGCCGACGCCACATGCGCCGCCTGCACCGTGCCGTCCAGCCCACGCGTGACCGGGATGGTCGTCCCGCTCACATACTGCTTCGCTACCTGCATCAGTTCGCCGTCAACCTCAATGAGATTGCCCGCCGCGAACCCGGTGCCAGACGCCACCACAATTGAGGTGGCCGTCGAGGTCACCGCCGAGGACAGAGTCGTTGTCGTCAGAGCCATGTGTTCTCCTTAGCCCCACACGCGGGCAGCCAGACGCGGCTGAATGGTGGCCCACCCGAGCAGGATGTCCAGACGGCTGGGATTCTGGTCCGTGGCAATCTGGTACTGCTCGACCATGCGGATCGAGAACCCGAGCGCCTTGCTCTTGACCGTGGTGGCCGTGGCACCCGCGCCCGGCTTGACGAGGTCCGCCATGACCAGCGCAAACGCGTCCGGGTGGTAGACCAGCGACTGCGGCGACGCGGTGGTCGCCAGCGTGCCCGAGGCAGCCGCGGTTGCGCCGAGCACCGTGATGGTGGCGTTGTCTGCCGGCGAGGCCGACACCGTCTGAAGCGCCCCCGACGTGATAATCGACGGGCTGATGCTGATGGTCATCGCGCCCGACGTATCCGAGATGGTCGAGGTCACGACAAACTGCTGGAGACGGCCCGTGTCGGCATACGACAGCGGGTTGACCGTGTTGACGCCCGCAATGGTGAACACGTCACCCTTGTTCAGCGTGGACGCCCCCGACGCCCAGCCGTCCGTGATGATAGACGAGCCGGTCTGGCTAGCGCCGTTGACCAGCGGCGTGGACGACGTGAACGTGCCGGTGGTATGCACCAGCTTGTTCGGGTCTTGGTACCACTCGCCAATGCCGAGTTGGTTCCGGCCAAACATGCCGTTCTTGTAGTTCTCGCTGATGGTCGCTGACGGGTTGAAGATCGTCTGCGTGTTGGCTACGAGGGTCTGCATGGCCAGCGGGTCCAGTACCGCCACGCGCCCATCGAGCGGGGTCGCGAGGTCGGTCAGCTTGGTCATCGCCTGCAAGTAGGTCAGCGTGGCCGTCGGGGTCGTGCCGGGGGTGCCGACCGACGAGTAGATGTCGCGGACCACGGTGTTGAACCCGAGCACATCAACGGCGTTGGCCAGCGATTCCGCCGCCGGGCTGACGTAGCGCTCACGGATGTTGTCCAGCTCCGTCGTCGCCTGGGCCGACGAGTAGCCAAACGCGACGTTCTTCTGGTTGGTCAGCGTAATCGGCACCGTCTGGTCATAGAGCGCCTGCATTTGCAGACCCTGACCGTCGGTGACCGCAAAACGCTGAGGCAAACGCGCATTGACCGTGTTGCCCACCTTCGCGCCGGCCTGCTCGTACTGGTCGTCATACGACCGATTGACGTTCGCGGCGAACTTCAGCGCGTTGATGTAGCCTCGCGCCACTTCCTTCGTAACCCACGTCGGGGTTGCCAGTGTATTTGCCATGCCTCGTTACCTGCCGGCTCGTTGCACACGGTCGCGGTGATTGGCCCGCCGGATGTATTCCTCAATGGGCAAATCGTCCGACAACTCGTTGTCGTCGCCGGCGCTAGGCGCACTCCCCATCGGCTTAATAGGAGGCTTTGCGCTACTAATAGGACGCGGCGTCGATGCTGGGCCGATGGAAGAAGCAGCATCAAGCCGACCTTGCAGTTTCGCCATTGACCACCGGAGGTCATCCGGTGATTGCAGCGAGGCGAGGCGCTGAAATTCGGTATCGAAGTGTTCGGACAGATATTGCAACAGGCGCGGCCCGTTGTCTGCCCGCAGGACTTCTTCCGCAATCGCATTATACACGGTTGCGCTTTTGCGTTCGTCGGGCGTCAAGGCGCTCCACGGTTTCAAGTCCAGCAGTTCGGGCCGAATAGACGTTTCAAACGTCGGGTCCGACGCTTGCGCCTCTCGCCATTGCTGCTGCCAGTGCCGCACCCGTTGGTCTTGTTCGCGCAGGGCCAAGTCTGCGGCTTGCCGCTGCAAGTCCTGCTGCCGCGTTTCCTTGATGACCTGCCGCGCCGCCCATTGCGCCTGGGCGCGGACAAACGCATCGTAGGTCTCAAACGCATCCAGCGTCGGTTCTGGATCGGTTCCGTCTCCGGCTGTCGGCACGGCCTGGCGCTGCTGCTTGGTCAATTCCTCGCGCAGCCGCTGCAATTCCGCCGTTTCGGCTTCCATGGCGCGACGCGCTTCATGCCGCTTGGCCGTCAGTTCATCAATTTCGGCTTGAATCGACTGCTTGCGGGCGTCTGCGCCGCGCTTGGGCTTCGGGTCAGCAGGCTTCTCGGCCTCGGGGGCCGTAGACGGCGCATCCGTGCCCGCAGGTGCGGCCTCAGTCGCCTCCGGTTCCGGTGTCGGGTCCGCCAGCGCCCCGCGCACTGATTCTTCCGTTTCTCCCGTGGACGTCACGATGAAATCGCCGTCCTGTACCGTCACATCAGCCATACGGTCCCCTTAGCGTGCTTTCTTTGGATGCAGATACGTGCCGAGATTGTTGTGCGGACGGGTGCCTCCAGGCTTCCGCCCCGCGCTCGTTTTCGTCGCCGGTTGATGCTTGATGCCGTCGGTTTTGTCTGTCGCGCCTGCTTTGCGTTCGGGCAACTTCTTGGTCGGCGTCTCCGCCAACTCCTTCAATTGCTTCAGCGACATCGACTGCCGCACGTCCTGCGCTTTCGTGAACGATGCGCCGTGCGCCGCCGCGGCCATCACCCGCTGTTGCGCTTTACTCGTGGCCGGCATCGCGGTCCTCCCGTGCGGGCGTGGGCATCGTGCGTTGATGCGCGTGTTCCCGCATCTGCGTGTCTGACTCGTGCATCGCGTCCAGATGGTGCGCGTTCAGGTCGTGCTGCCGGTCCATCGCCGCGTCATGCGATTGCTGCACCAACGTCTGCGCTTCTGCCGTTAGTTGCGCCTCGACTTGCTTCAGTTTCAGCGTGGCTTGCAGTTCGACCGCCGCCAGTTGCGCCTCGTTCCGCAGGCGTTGGACTTCAATGTCTTTCTCGGCGGCCAGTTTGGCTTCTTGCAGCCGCGTCTCGTTGTCCAGCCGCGCCTTTTCCAGCATGGCCTGCTGCTTGACGGCGTCGGTCTGGAGCTTCTGCATGGCGTCTTGCAGTTGCGACCCCACCGCCGACAACATCTGCGCCTGCTGCGCGAGTTGCTGCTGCAACGCTTGCGGCGATTGGTCATCCCCGCCCTGCAATTGCGGCGGACGCATCTTCTTGAGGTCTTCCGCCACTTCTTCGTGGCCCGGCCAATCCTGGAACTTGGCCCAGTAGTAGGACAAAATCGGCACCAACGCAGGGTCCGACTGCATCAGTTGCCCCAGTTGGTCGCTGCCGGCCTGCAGGCGCGTCTGGTAGGACTTGCCCACCGTGACCGTCACCGCATAGCGCCCCTTATTGAGGTCGTAATGCTTCATCGCCGGCTTGGGCGCGGGCATCGACATCGGCCCACCCGGCAAAGGCGGCGCACCGGGCGGCATCTGACCGGGCATCCCGGGCGGCATCATGGCCGACACGGGCATCTGCGGCGGCACCGGCATGGGACGCCCCGTCGTGGGATGCTCCACATACGGCTGATTCAGCATGACCTGCGCCGTGACATCGTCCTTGCCGCGAATCTGCACGACACGACCCGGTCGGTCGTAGACGCGAGGAATCAGGTCCAGAATGACCTTGGCCTCATACGTCATCGAAATCTGCGTCAGGTTGTCCAGATACCCGCTGTTGCCAACATCCGACTGCTGTTGCAGCGCCAGCACCGCTTTGCCCGACCGCTGGCTGGACACCTGTCCCAACGTCGGTTCAAACGCAAACGTGGCGGAATGCACGTAGTCACGGGCTTCGTGAATGATGGCAATGGCCGACGAGATATCGGCGCTGGCGGCAATACGTTGCGGCGGGGCCACCGGCTGACCGTTGAGCGTGGTGGGCTTGTAGCGCAGATACGGGAAGTTGCGCGTCGAGGATTGCAGGAATTCCTGCTCATGCCCCTCTTCTTGCCCTTCCGCAATCAACCA